ATAAACCATTTAGCGACCCTGATAGATTAACATATGAAGTATTGGCAGACATCAACAAGGAAATGTTGCACGGTGATCTGGCAGAACTTCAATAATGTTATATTCAGAAATATTTAAAAGTATACAAGGAGAGGGACATTATACAGGAGTAACAACTGTATGGTTAAGATACTTTGGTTGCAATCTAGAATGCAATGGTTTTGGTCAAAAAGACCCAACCGACCCATCAACATATAAACTTCCTTATCTAGAAATTCCATTAGATGATATTACAGATGTGAAAGACTTACCAGTTTTTCCTTATGGATGTGATTCGTCTTATTCATGGTCAAAGAAATTTGTTAAACTTCAAAAGAATGAAACTGTTGAAGAGGTATGTGAAAAATTAAGTAAACTAATAAAACATGATAATCATCTTGCATTTACTGGTGGTGAACCAATGTTGCCAGCTGCACAAAAGAATACAGTTAAGATTTTAGAGTGGTTTATTGCACATAAAAAACTTAAAAAGATTACTTTTGAAACTAACGGAACACGGTCATTAATACCTCAATTACATAATATGATACAATCATTAAATGATGAAACTGAATTTTTCTTTTCATGTAGTCCTAAGATATTTGGAACAAGTGGAGAGAAGGATGCAATCAAGCCTGATGTTGTCAGTGGATATAATCAAGCATCAGAATTTGGTCAGTTAAAATTTGTTTGTAATGGTTCAGACAGGTCTTGGGATGAGATAGAGGATGCAATAGAACAATTTAGATCAGCAGGAGTGACATATCCAATATGGATTATGCCTGTTGGTGCAACAGAAGAAAGTCAACATGACAATGCAGCTATGGTTGCAGAACAAACAATGGATAGAGGATACAATGTATCTGCAAGAGTTCATTGTTATATTTGGGGAAATCAAATTGGAACATAAAATGGAAGAATATAATTTAGTGAAAAAAATAACGGATGATATTGATCCGTCAACTGTCACGGCAACGACATACCAAATGAGGAATTTCTTTGCACAGTTTAGGGATGGTTTTTTCAGTGGTTTAGATGTAATGAATCTTATACAACATTATAAAGCAGTCGAAATGATGAAGAAAGACTGGGTTGTATTGGATGCTTGTTGTGGAAGAGGACTATTACTTCCATTAATAAGATATTACAGAAGTAATATATCTGAATATATTGGTGTTGATATTTGTGAGCCCAACATTGAGAGTCAAAATCGTTGGTCAGGGATCAAAAGAATTGATGAAAAAGGAAACACTGAAAAGAAAGGATTAGACTATTATGATTTTAAGGTTAGACATGTATTGTCTAATGTTGCAAATATGGCTGATAAGATTGAACATGAATCAGTTGACTTTTTGGTTTACACTTCATCTATTGAACACATGCAAAAAAAAGATGGAGCTGCATCTTTACGAGAGTGTTATAAACTATTGAAGCCAGGCCATCAGATGTTTTTGTCTTGTCCTAACACAGTAGAAAAGAAAGACCCTTATGATACTCAATACGCTGCACATTTATATGAATGGGACTTGGACGAATTAAGAACAGAATGTGAAGCAACTGGATTTGAAATAAAGAATGTATTTGGTTTACATTCTAAGAAACGAAAGTTTGATAAACTAATGGAAGACAACGAAATGTATCAAAAGTTTAAAGAATACTTACCGACACCTTTTTTAATGTCATTCTTTCCAATAATATATCCCGAATATGCAGATGAGGTTTTATTAATAGTTGAGAAACCCACTAGCAATTTAAGGGAATTCATGGGATAATAGTAGTATGAAGTATGATGCAAAATTAGGAAAACAGGTGCAAAAGCATTTAGTTGAATTGGGTGTAGAAACTCCAATGAACGGTGGTTATGAACATAATGTTGAATATGTTGGAAATAAATTCCGAGATATAATGGAAAAAATTGGTTGTGATATGGAAGACGATTCTATGAGGGATAGCCCGAATAGAGTTGCATCAATGTTTTTTGATGAATTGTTTAGTGGAATGGATTATAAGAAATTTCCTAGATGCACAACTTTTGAAAATAAGATGGGATTTGATTCAATGGTAGTTCAAAAGAATATCATTGTTAAATCAGTTTGTGAACATCACTTTCAAACCATCTATGGCAAATGTCATGTATCTTACATACCAGCTGCCAATGGTTTTGTAATAGGATTATCCAAACTAAACAGAGTGGTAAACTTCTTTGCAAGGAGACCACAAGTTCAAGAACGATTAACAGAACAAATTTTTAGAGCATTACAACTTATTCTTGGAACGGATAATGTTGCAGTGTATATGGATTGTGATCACTTCTGTGTAAAAGCAAGAGGTGTTGAAGATGTAAACTCATCTATGGTTACAAGTAGATTGGGTGGTGCATACTTTGATATTCCCGAAGCAAGAAGTGAGTTCATGTCTATCGTTCATAGTCATGATTAATTTTGAATATGTAATCTCAGGTATGACCATGGGAACTGGTGATCTTTATATAAAGAAACCTGTTCTTCAACCTTATGCCGAAACATTCAACAATAAGATAACTCATATGAATAATAAGTATGAGTATCAGACTTGTTCAATGCTTGCCAATTCTTATACTGAACCAACTCATGGTGAAGCAATCAGAACCTTAATGCCTTCTTGGCATCATCACTTCTCGGACAGTGGTGGTCTTCAACTATCACGAACTAAAACAGGTTTAACACCTGAGATAAAGGATAAAATTTATAAACACCAAGCAACATGGTCTGATGTTGCAATGATCTTTGATGATATCCCAGTAGAGTTTGATGGATCAAATAGTGGATGGTCAATGAAAACATCTACAGCTGGAAGACGATTCATTAGAGAAGAGACTGGTAAAACTGCAAGAACAACTCTTGCAAATGTTAAACGACAAATAGAAATATTTGAGGCATTAGAATCTGACACTAAAATCACACTCATTGTTCAAGGACAAGATTTAGAATCATATAGAGAATATATTGAAACCATTGTTAATGGATTAACCGAAAATGAATTAGAAAGATGTGTTAGTATTTCCCTTGCATCTGCTTGTAGTGGAAGTGGATTTAATAACCGAATGGAAATGATCTATTCAGTTAAAGATTTTCAAATTCCATTAAGACTTAAAAAGAACATACATTTACTTGGATTGGGTTCACATGAAATGATGATGCCTTTCTTTGTATCACCTGATTATTTTGATTTTGTGGAAAATGTATCTTATGATTCATCTACTCAAGCAAACTCATGGTTTTTCTCTAGGTATAGAGATAAGAATTGGGTTAATATTGATATGGACAGTCCAGCTACAACACAAAAAGCAACCCAACACATTTATAAAGAACAGTTAGTTCCAGTGTTCAGTGATATGTTAGAATCTAATAGAGAGGCCTTTGAGAATTTTGGCATAACAGATTATGATTTTATGATTCAAGAATGCACAAAGTGGTCAGCAAAGAATGTTGATAAAGAAAGATTATACAATAGTGACATAGGTAAAGACGGTGCAAAGTTGATTCCGTTCTTTAATCAGATGCAAGTTGTTGAACATTACATGGACTTTGTAGATAAATATAGTAAGAACCCAGCACTATTGAATGATAGGGGTTTATCTAAGATAACTGATTATGGACAATTCGTTAATGAATGGTTGCCTTTACAAGGGGCACAAGATAAATTACCCGAACAATGGGGGGGTTCGTTAAATGAGTTCTTCACCTAAGCTTATATATAAGTATAGTCAGTATACTAAGGATATTCACTATATTGCAGAAAATATAGAGTTTAGTCATGTGATTGGAATTTATAGAGGAAGTCTTCCTATTGCAACACATCTATCTAATATAAAAGATGTGAAAATGAGTATCATAGGATTTCAAACTAGGGATGGTAAGGACAAGAATCCAGCTTGGATATTAAACAAACTGGGTCAGCAGGTAAACAAAGGAATATTATTAGTAGATGACATTTATGATACTGGAACAACGATGAGAAAGGTTTTAAAATTTATACACAAAGAGAATGTTCATCCAGTATGTTTGTTTGGAAGACCTAATAATGAAGATGTGCAATTTTTACATCTTAACGAAGGTAAATGGGTAGTATTCCCATGGGAAGTATAATGACAAAATTATTTGGAACAACATATCAGGTTGTAGAAAATCCTAACGAGGAAGATGCAGCTGTAGAAATTTTAGACGGTAAATGGAAAGGTTTAGTATACCAATACGGTAAGGTTCAATTTGAAGACGGTAAACCTAACTTAAATTTTCAAAGAACAATTAGGAAGCTTCCTGAGTCAGGAGAGGACTTTGAAACACTCCTAAATAATACAGAACTTAACACACTAATGGGTGATATATTGATAGAACTCATAGAGGAAAAAATAAAACATGAACAAAGAGATGTTGATGGAACAGATCAAGAGGCATGAAGGTGAAGTCCTAGAAATCTATAAAGATTCTTTAGGATATTTGACACTGGGTGTAGGCCATCTTATTCAAAAAGATGATTATGAACATGGCCAACCAGCTGGAACACCTGTTTCACAAGATGTTGTAGATGGATATTATGAAATAGATTTTGCAACACATTTGGTTGAAACCTCACACTTGGTAGATGATTTTGATGATTTACCCGAAAATATACAACATGTTTTAGTGAATATGTGTTTTAATTTAGGTGCAACTCGACTTTCTAAGTTTAGAAAAATGTTAGGTTGTGCAAATCGCCATGAATGGAAAGAAATGGCAGAAGAAATGGAAGATTCTAGATGGTTCGGTCAAGTAGGTCGAAGGTCTAAAGAGTTACAGGAGTTAGTATTAAATGCCTAAGGTAAAATGTTTAAGGTTAGTTGGTGGTCAAACCCTTATTGGATTCGTGACCACAAATTGGTTAAGAAGAACATATACAATTATAGATTGTAATGTTCTTATATTAGATGCAAATGAAGATACTCAGTCAATGAGTGTTAGTTTTGCACCATGGCATGCTTATGCAAAAGAGTATACCTTTACAATTCCATGGGGGCAAGTTGTTTCTTGTTTTGAACCAAGACCAGCTTTAGAAACAAATTATAAGGTAGCAACAGGAAATAAAAGAGGAACATGACTATACATATGAAGGATGAAATCCTAAAAACACTTGTGCAAAATGCAGATGCACAAATTCAAAAACATAAGATAAATGTAGAAATACATTTACAAAATCCAGCAGGTGTTGCAGAACATCCTGATCACTTGGATACAATAGAAAAAGAAATAGAGTTGATTGCAAAATATATTGATATAAAAAGTGCCATCGAAACTCAATTTACAACAGGAAAGTCCCTATTAAAAGAATAGATACTGTGGTATAATAACAGTATGGATTTCTACACAAATGTTTGTCGCACTCGCGACAAGATTCTAGTTAAAGGATACAAAGGAAACGAACAACAAAAGTTGTCTGTTGCCTATCGTCCTAATCATTTCGTCCCATCTAAAAAAGGTGAATCTCCATATCATTCTTTAGATGGAAGACCACTTGAGGTTGTCAATCTCAATTCAATGGGTGGTGCAAGAAAGTTCAGAGAAAAATATAAAGATACTCATGGGTTCGAGATTCATGGGTATGACAGATATGTTTACACATATATTGCAGATAAGTTTCAAGGGAATATAAAATTCAATATGGATTTGATTCGTATTGCATCACTTGATATTGAGTGTGAATGTGAAGATGGATTTCCCGAACCAGCCGAAGCAAAAGAAAAGGTTAATGCAATAACCATAAAACCAATGGGTAAATTAGCACATACATTTGGTATTGGTGAATGGGAAAGAGAAGGAGTAGTATATCATAACTGTGAAGACGAACATGAATTGTTAAGAGAGTTCATGAATTATTGGATTAAACAGTCGTTTGATATTATTACTGGTTGGAATGTTGATTCTTTTGATGTGACTTATCTTTGTAATCGTATTGATAGATTGTTTGGAGACGGTGAACATAAGAAATTATCTCCATGGAAAATGTCTGATGTGAGAGAATGGAATCAGATGGGTTATCAAAAGAACATGGCATATACCTTATATGGAATTAACATTATTGATTATTTGGACTTGTATAGAAAACATACATTTGTTAATCAAGAAAGTTATAAACTTGATCATATTGCAAATGTAGAGTTAGGTAAAGGTAAATTAGATTATTCTGAATATGGAAATCTTCATACACTTTACCGAGAGAATTATTCAAAGTTCCTTGAGTATAATGTCAGGGACGCAGTTCTTATTGAGGAATTGGAAGAGAAATTAGGATTAATTGAATTAATCTTAACGATGTCTTATAATGCAAAATGTAATTTTACCGATACTTTTGGAATGGTTAAGTATTGGGAAACCATCATTTACAACTTCTTAAAAGAACAAAACATTGCAACACCACCACAGAGACTTCGACATGATGGAAAGAGTCATTCTATTGTCGGAGCTTATGTAAAAGAACCACAAGTAGGTGGTCATGATTGGGTCGTTTCATTCGACTTAAACAGTTTGTATCCTCACCTCATCATGCAGTATAACATTTCTCCTGAGAAGATGATTAAAGGTAAGGTCGATATAAGTGTCGCAAGTGTCCTAAGCCGTGAATTCAATCGAGAGGTAGAATTAAGGAAACTTTCCGCAATTTCAAATATAGACAATTTTACTGTGACACCTAATGGGGCAGTGTTCAATCGAGACAAACAAGGTTTCCTTCCCGAACTCATGGAGAAATTCTATGATGAAAGAAAAATGTGGAAGAAAAAGATGATTGAGTATCAGGTTGAATATCAGAGTGCAGATGCAGAAAGAAGAGTTAAACTAGACACCTTAATTAAG